TTTCAAAACTTCCGATGCCGCAGGATTTTACAGCAATACCACTGTTGCAAGGCTTATTGAGTTTGTGGACGTTATCCAGTGCGACAACTCTGACAAGTGCTACATCTGCGGCGAAGTGCAGACTGATGCATCATGAGCAGACAAAATTATTATCAGGATTTAGAGTTGGCTGTTGAGCGTGTAAAAGGCTTTCTGAAAATAGACTTTGATGATGACACCGATGTTATCCGTCTGCTGATAGAGTCAGCACGTGAATACATTGTTGATGCAATAGGATATTGTGATGAACGTATTGCGAGAATACTTCTTCTTGAATATGTTATCATATCGGAAATGTATGAAAAGCGTTCCATGACCGTCAGCACCGATAATATGAACACCAAAGTACAGTACACTATACGGTCAATCATCAATCAGTTACAGCTTGGAGATGATGAAAATGAGTAAGCTTACGGTCGATATAGGCAGACTTGACAAGCGTATAACGATACAGCGACAGGATGTAATAACCGATACAGAGGGCAATCAAACGCAGGAATGGACAGACTTCCATTCCTGCTGGGCTTCTGTAAACGGCGTTACAGGTCGTGAATACTGGCAGGCAAGACAAAGCCACGAGGAAAATACAGTAAACTTCAAGGTGCGTTTCTGTGCGGCTCTGAAAGCTATTAATACAGTCGATTACAGAATAGTATTCGGCGGCAGGATATACAACATTGAACACATTGACAATGTGTTGTTTGCTGATAGTTTGCTCAATATCAAAGGAGTTGAAACCGTATGAGCATTAAGAGTACAGATATCGGAAGTGCTGTTATGCGTGAGCTTCAGGCATACACTGAAGCTCTTGTTACCGAAGCTGACAATGCCGCAAAACGCAGTGCAAAAAGGCTTAAAAAAAAGATTGAGGATACAAGTCCGGAAGATACAGGCGCTTATGCCAATGACTGGAGCATAAAGGAAATCAAAAGCAAGACGGTAACTGCTCCGAGCAGATATGTTGTTCACAACAAGGAGCATTACCGTCTTACTCATCTGCTTGAATACGGTCATGCTACAAAAGGCGGTACAGAACGTGTCAAGGCTCAGCCTCATATTGAGCCGGCAAGAGATGAAGAAGAAAAGAATTTTCTTGCCGAGCTTGAAAGCGTGGTGAGTACTTACGGACACTGAAAGACTTTTTGAACTTCTGTCGGACAGCGGTATTCCGACAGCGCATAATGTTTTTTTAAAGCCGCAGACACCGCCGTATATGATTTACCGCAATGATAATTTTGAAAACATCACGGCAAACAGCAGGACGGTTTTAAAAAAACAGCTGATAACTGTTGAGCTTTATGCAACAATAACGCAGATAAACGGCTGTGAACATGACGTTGAAAACATCCTCGACAGCTTCACGACCTACACAAAAGAACGTGCCTTTGACGATAAACAAAGGCTTTATGTAACATACTATAAATTTTATCTGAGGTGATCAAATGAAAACAGGTATAGTAAGATGCGGTTATGCACCGCTTACAATTACTTCAAACAGCGTTACCTTCGGCACACCTGTATATTTTGCTGATGTCGAAGCAGGCACAAGAGAATACAGCGCAGAAGCAAAAGGCGATATACACGCAGTCTGGGCAAATTCCGTACTTGTCTATCAGGGTGCAAAGAACGCCGGCTATGATATAACACTTACGCTTATAGATCTCATAGATGATATCGCTAAATCCTGGTACGGAGATGTAGAAGCAAGCATGGGCAATAAAAACGGCATAGCCGAACAGGGCAAGGCTGTACAGCGTCCGAGATTTGCGCTTATCATATCCGAGGAAACAACTGATGATGCCGGCAAGACAACAGTATTTTTCAACTGTTGTGCAGGCAAGAAACCGTCAATGAAAGGCAAAACATTGGAGAACGGTGACTGGGACGACCAGTTCCCCGAGTACTCTTTGACATCATCGGCACTTAAAGATCCCGAAACCGACAAGAGCTGGGTAAAAATGGAGATACCGGGAACGGCAGAACTTACGGCTGTTTCATTCCCGACAGTATCGGCATAAGGAGTGTAAGATATGGAAAAAACGCTGAAAATAGACGGTAAGGATGTACGTTTCAAGTGTACGGCAGGAACGCTTATCCGCTACAGAAATCAGTTTAACCGAGAATTTATGGCGGATATAACAAAGCTTAAAGATATAGAAAATGGTGATATAAGCGGGCTTTCGCTTGCTCCTTTTTATGATATCATCTGGATAATGGCGAAAACGGCGGATGATACTATCCCCGATATGCTGACATGGTATGACAGCTTTGACGAATTTCCGATACTTGATGTATTTCCGGAGCTTCAGGAGCTTCTTACTTCGGCACTGAAAACAAAAAACTCATCATCGGCAGCGGTACATCCTGCAAACAGGCGCAGAAAAAGGAAACGCCGTTAAGGTCATATAAGCTTGCTGTAATGGCTTACAGGTGCGGTCTGACCGCTGCCGATCTGGACGAATGGAATTTAGGCTTTGTCATTGACTATATAAACGAATATGTCAATACACTGCCCGGAAAGAAAAATGTCGATATAGACGAAAAATACGAAAAGATGAAAAAAATACAGCCTGTCGTAGAGGATAGATACCGTAAGGATGAATATCCGCAGGATAAATACGACAGGTTTATTGATTTTATCAAAAGATATGAAGAAGAAATGGGGTGAGAAACTATAGCTAATAACAAAATAAAAGGAATTATCGTTGAAATCGGCGGTGATTCCGTAGGACTTCAAAAGGCACTGCATGATGTTAACAGTAAAGCAATAAGCCTTTCGGCAGAAATGAGAGAGGTTGACAGGGCGTTAAAGCTGGATCCGACAAATACGGAACTGCTTGCGCAGAAAACACAGATACTCGCAAAGCAGCTTGAAACTGCAAAGGAAAAGCTTAAAGCACTCCAAGATGTACAGGAACAAGTAACACAGCAGTTCAAAAACGGTGAAATAGGCGAAGAAGCATACAGAGCCTTTCAGCGTGAAGTTGCTGTGGCTGAATCCAATGTAAACAAGCTTGAAAGCGAGCTTAAAAGCACCGACAAGACAATGAAAACAACTGCCGATGATGCAGGCAGACTTTCAGACGGTGTTGAGGATATCGGCGAATCTGCCGAAGGCTCGGAAAGCAAGCTTGAAAAATTCTGCACAGCGGCAAAAAAGCTCGGAAAAATGGCAGCAGTATCTATTGCGGCAATAGGTACTGCTGCTGTTGCGTCTGCAAAAAAACTCTGGGATATGTCCAATGATACAGCGGCAGCCGGTGACAATATCGACAAGATATCCCAAAAGATAGGCATATCAGCCGAAGCCTATCAGGAATGGGATTATGTCTTTGAACGGTGCGGCGCAGATGTAAACAATCTGCAAGCCGGTATGAAAAAACTTTCCGGTGTTATAACGGAAGCTGAAAAAGGCTCGGAAAAGGCAAAAGAAAAACTTGCCGCTGTCGGTCTTACTATTGATGACCTTAACGGCAAAAGTCAGGACGAACAGCTGTCTATCGTTATTACAGCCTTACAGGGTATGGAGCAGGGCGCACAGCGTACAGCGGCGGCAAATGCACTGTTAGGTAAATCCGCTACAGATATGGCGGCTGTGCTCAATGCAGGTGCAGATGCAACACAGGAGCTTAAAGACGAAGCTCACGAATACGGTATGGTAATGGATAATGAAGCCGTAGCAGCATCAGCGGCATTTGCAGACAGCCTTACAAAGCTGAAACGTACTGTTGCCGGAGCAAAAAACAATATTATAGGCAAGCTTTTGCCGGGAATAACTCAGCTGATGGACGGCTTTTCCGACCTTGCAAAAGGCGGTAAGGATGCCGGCAAGAAAATCAAACAGGGTATAACCGATATCATTAAAACTATCACTGATGTAATACCAAGCTTTACAGAGTTTATCGGGAACATTTCCGAAGCAGTAATTACAAATGCACCGGCTGTTATAACGGCTCTTGCAGACGGTCTTATACA